TGGCACGCCGCCGTGCCGCTTTTGACGCTGTCATAGGAACTCCAGTTACGCTCTGAAATACCAGAGCTAGGTGAAAGGAATAGCCAGGGTATATGACCCCCGACTAGCGAATTGGAGTCGTTTCACAACGACTCGGGAGCTAGAGACCGAACATCTCCCTCAAGCGGAGAACTACCACTGACTTGCGCAAGCTCCTGACCGGGAAGGTTTCATCCTCCCCAGATTGCAACATCGCGAGAGCGAAATCCACCTCCGGATCTCCACGCTCGATAGCGTTGAGAGCCTCTTGGAGGTAACGATCCCACTCAAAGAACTGCAGCAAGAGATTGTCGAATTTCGGGTGAAACCGACAAGGCTCCATCTGCTGCAGCCAGCGATAGGTGTTGAACGAGCCTTTCCATTTTACCGGGGGCTCCTCAGTGCGCCGAAGACTACGAGAAGCTGGCCGCCTCTCGTGACCCGTCATGCCGATAAAGGCACGATATACCGGGCGCATGCCACGGTTCAGACCTGTCTTCTCATCACGAACAGATTTGTGATGGTCCATCTGTAAGAACCTCACCTGCTCGGATGACACCAGGTTCGACCCGGGCTCCATCTTCACTGTCATTCCCAACTCCGCGAACATGATCTCGCTCAACGCGGGAACAGAGCACGGACCCCTGAAGGTCACAAGCCCATCATCCCCGCACACGTGGATCGTTCCAAGCGATGACGCCTTGTTATAGCGTCGTATCGCGTAGTGGAACGCCAACATGTTAGCGAGTCCGTCCACCCAGCTCGTCAATCCCGAGCCAGAGGGCACTCCCCCCGTCCGTTCATCCCCGTGACGGTACCCTTCCGGGCACCGCTGGGTTGCAGGGAGGTAAAACCCCGTCCTCATAAACGCTTCCCCGAGGAAGCGGATGAGATCCTGGTCTTCCGGTCCAAACCAAGAGCCGATGATCGCAAAGACCCGCGTGAGAATATCAAACGGGACCGTCGCATCGAACTGGGAAAAATCCACGGAAAGGATTTCTCCTTGGTCCGCCTCAAAGAGGCGAGTCACCGCACGGTCAACAGCATCTTGACCGTTCAACGAACAAAACTCTGGCCGAGTTCTCATCGCTGAGCACCCGGGGACTTGGATGCGCTTCTCATGTTGCCTCAGAACGAGGCAGTACATAGCTAAAGCGCGC